TCTGAACTGTTTTGTGAATGATGGGACAAAGAAATCTATGCCTGCATCAGTTGGGTTTGCTCGCGAAGGTGACTTGACCTCCCGAGTCTTATGAAATTTTATTGACATGTTTGAAGTTTATTCTTTATATGAAGATAATAGAGTAAAGTTTTAAGTAGAAAAGAAAAAAGATGGAAATTTTTCCATCTTTTAAATTAGTTTTATTTTGATTCATTAAAAATTCGCGGTGACATATTCCATCTCGGTGTTCACGATATATTCTGCAAAGTCCCTTAGATTTCTTTTATTTGGTAGATAGTAGTTCAAGATCTCTAGATTTTCAGCGTTCTCCAAAAATTGTTCAATCTTGATGATCTTTTCATTGTTTGACGTATCATCACCTAAGATGCTAGAATATATGTCATGTAGTTCATCATCTTTGGATATGACATCATCTAACTTAAGCATGGCTTCCTCGAACGATTTTGACACTCCTTCGTTTAGTTTTTTGTGACCACTTTTATTTTTCTTATCATTAAGATAGTCACCTAAAGATTCACATACATAGTTTTTCATATTAATTTTTTATTTTTATCATCATTCTCGTTAACTTTCATATAATCATCAAGCGTCTTGATGTTGTGTTCAAAGGTCTTTTGACGGATGGTTTGGTTCTTTCCCTTTTTAAAAACCATAGGGACCCTAAGTTTCTTTGCCATGGCTGTTCCCAATTTATCGAATGGGTTAATGTTCTCTTCATCCACCGCTCTTTTCTTTCTTTTCTTCTTTTTGATCTTTCCACCCTGCGTGTAAGTCTTTATGTTGGTCCCCCAGTTATCACCAGATCCAATGCCTCCAGTTGCCTGTGAAGCTGGAACTGCGTTACCCATACCTGGAGTGTTGCTAAGTGTAGACATTGGAGAACACACTTCACCCATGTCTTCATCCACTCTTTTGTCTCTTATATTATACTCATCTAAGAAATAATCTACCTGCGTCTGACCCTTAAATAACTGTGAATTAAATTTAAGAAAATCATCAAGATTTACTTTTTCATTTTCATTTTTTGAAGCATCATCACCAGCCCATCGCATGAGTTTGCTTCTTAAGACTTCTTCAGTTTCATGTGGTGTATAACCCTGGTTGATCAACCATACGATTATCTCTTTCCAGTTTTCTGAACCATATATATCATAGGAATATGCACATTTACCATCTCCCCATGATCCTGATGTTTTATCAAAGATCATCTGAGCAACTCCAATGTTTAAATCGGCAGGCGTAAGCTTTTTTATCTTATTAAATTCTAGAAGACGAGATTTCAATACTTTCTCGTCTTCATTTAGATATTCTTTAACAATCTTCATCAAAATTGTTCTTATTTTTCTTCTTTCTCTTCTTTTTTCAAACGATTTTTTAACTTAGTAACTTTTGTTTTTTCAATACTTTCTTTAGACACTTCATGACCTAATAAAGATTTACTTATTTTTTCTTTTGTCTCTTTGGACAAAGGTTTTCTTATTTCTTTTACACCATTTCGTTTTTCTTTTTGTTTAACTTTAGCTTTCCTCATATTTTCTTTTGCTTCTTCAGATGCAGGAACACCCTTTGTACTTTTACTCTGTCTTTTCTTTGATTCTTCCGATCTTTTTTTTCCAGTTAATGATTTACTAATTTTAATAATATATTTTTCATATCTATTCAATGCTTCTTCTTCACCATATAATTCTGTTAAATATTGTAACATTGTTTTTCCTTTTCTTGTAATTTTAGGTTTAGATTCTTTTTTATTTTTTATTATATTAGTTTTAGGATTTTCTAAATCTTTTAATTCTTTAGCTTTGGCTTTACCATTTTTAATATTTTCTATTTGTTGTGATGTTCTTTTTTTACCAGTGTTTGCATTATTTCTTTTTTCTATTGTTTCTTTAGATTGTTTTTTCCCAGTTAATGATTTACTTATACTTTCAATATATTCATTACGTATTTTTAAACCTTCCTCATCACCATATATTTCTATGAAATATTCCAAATAAGTTTTACCTTTATTTATTGGTGATATACCTAATCTTTTTCCTTTTTTAGATATACTTAATTTTTTCTTTGATTCTTCAGACCAAGAGTTTGGACAATGGTGCCCTCCTTTTGGACTTAAATTATAACCATTAGGAACTAAAGTATTATATTGTATAATGTATTTTTCTTGGGCATCGAAAGCTTCTTGTTTTGTTAGAAAAAACTCTAATATTTCTCTTTTAAAGTTTTCTTTGCCATATTCTTTTAATGCTCTTTGAAAATAAGGTCTACCACTGCCTAAATATTTATCATTTATGTTATTCGTAGAATGATCACCAACATACTGCATTTTGTTTATTAAATTGGTTGTGATATAAACAAAATGAAACTTTCCATCCATATAAAATTGTTTAATAATTATATTAAATTTTTTACAAGAAGTTTTATATTATTCTTTATTTTCTTCTTTATTTTCTTCATCTTCATCTTTTTTTATTGTAGTTTCATCATCTTCTTCAACATCATCAAAATTTATATCATCATCTGTTTTTGTTAATCCATTTTCTTCCATTTCTATAGATCCTCCGAACATATCACCCACATCTAATCCTTTATCTTCTTCTAACCATTTGCGTAGTTCTGGCCAGGATGATGCTGGGACCTTTATCTGGTCCTCTTTGTACTGTGTTTCAGTCTCTTCGGGTTGTTCCTCTGTCTGATCCCCTTCGCCAGTCTCTGGTGTTTCTTCAGTGCCAGCAGTTTCTGCTCCACCATCCAAATCCAAGTCATCTACAGGTGCAGTGTTCTCATCTTCGGTGAGTTTCTCTGTTGTTCCCTCTTCACCTGTTTCTGATTCTGTTGTTTCCTCGGGGGTCTCTTCTGGAGTCTCTTCTGTTCCCTCAGCTTCAACTGGTTCCACGGGAACTCGTTCTGCTGTGATGCCTCTCTCTGCAAGTTCAGCAATGGCTTCATCTGGATCATCGACCGTGAGTATGAACTCTGTGATCTCAACCTTCTCTTCACCACTCTCAACCTCTTCTTTGTCCTCTGTTTCCTGTTCTTCAGGTGTTTCAGTTTCTCCTGGAGTCTCTTCAGCAGTTTCTTTATCATCTGTCTCAAGATTAAAAGATTCTGGGTTCTCATCCTCATTTATATCAAAGGTTTCTTGGTTTGATTGAAGTGATTCATTCATGTTTTCGTCCATATCATAGATACCAGTCCTTCCCTTATGCATGAAGTCATACTTTCTGAATGGTTCCCTTGGTTCTTCTAGGCCCTCACCCTCTTCAAACTTTCTATCATCTCTTTCTCTTGGTCCTCTCTTGTGTTCAATCTCTTCATCTTCTGGTGTTTCAGCCATCTCATGATCTTCATCTTCTATGTCTTCAGCACCTTCCATGTCCTCTTTTGGTCCCTGAAACTCTCTAAAATCTTGTTCCTGATCAAAGTCTCCACCACGACCACCTCTTTCATTTTCTTCTGGATCAAAATCTCTCTTTACAAAGTCATCCTCACCACCCATGTCTGAGATGTATCTTGCTCTATCTGGTTCAGCGTCCCTTTCACCTCTATCTTCTCTACTGTCACGTCTGTCCATGCTTCTGGCATCTTCAATATCATCAACATCGGCCATATCATAGGGAGCATCTTCAACACCTTCAATATTCTTGGGTGTATTCAATATCCTTTTCATCCCTCTCATTCCCCTTTCACCATGCATGTCTGGTCTATCTTCAGTGTCTTCTTCTCTTCCTTTATATAGATCATCATCTTCTACATCTTTACCTTCATCATCAATTTTCCCATCGATGTCCCAATCCTCAACCATTCTCTCGATGAGTTTTTTTCCACCCTTCTCCTTTTTAGCTTCAGTGATGACTTTGTCAATCTTCTGGAACCTACCAACAATCCTCTTTCCAAGGTCCGATAGCTTATAATATACTTCACCATTCTTGCTCTCTGAGATGAAGAACTGTGAGTTCCGTTTCATGAACATGACTGCAGCAGAAGATCTCGCTTTGCCCTCAGACAGTCCAATGATGTAGTTCTTTAGATCAGTCCTGGTCACTCTAACGCTCTCTGCAACATAGGAAAGCACTCTATCACGTAATGGAGCTTGGGTTCCAACAGAAACTGTTGGACGTTCACCATATTTTCTCTTTAACACAACGGTCTTGGACTCATTAAGATACTGATCCAAGTTTATCGATACATAATTCTTTTTCATAATTTTAACATTAATTTTTATCAATTTATTTTATATATCATCATAAAATAAAAGATATTTAACTGGGTTGGTAGAGTTTTATAACAACCAAACCTAAAATATCATCTACTTATTATATTTCTAAACAATTATTTCTTTATCAACTTTACATAGTTTTATAACATCATCTATTGTAAATTTTATCTTGTTTCCTGAACACCAAAAACTACCTCTTGTTTCTTTTGGGCATCCTTCCAAAGAAATCAATTGGTTATCCTGACAATAGAAACCTCCCTCAACAAACACAGGACAGCCTCGTAAAGATGTTAAACCATTATTGTCACATGCAAACATTCCATCAACCCTATTGAATGTTATGTATTCTGGAAACTCCATTATGTTTTTGTAATCCAGATCAACATATCTATGCACATCTATGGTCAGATCATTATTAATCATGTAATGCGTAACACCCATATCATCCAACCAGTCTTTGATTATCTTTCTACGACCTATGTTCATGGAGTCCAATGAAATACCTGCATCTTTATTGAAATTCAGATATGCGTTCAGGTTTTCACAAACAAACTTGCTCATCAAAAGTCATCTTTGTTTTATATATTAAAGAAAAAAGGAGTCTTAAGACTCCTTTCTATTTTATTTTCCGCAGTTACACTTCCCAAACTTAATCCTTATCTTTTGATTTGGGTTTGATGTGTTATTATTTCCTCTTTGGATGTTCTTGTTGGTCATCACCTTACCAAACAACCTTGGCATATCTATATCTTTTATTTTACCACTTCTCTGGTATGAGATCTGAGGCTCCCAGAGCCTTAGCGCGTTTCACTATGTGTTTCTTTGCAAGATCCTTGTTTTTAGCTCTTCCAAAACTTTGGATGGCATTCTTAAGATCACTCTTATTAGCTATTGGGAATGCTCCATCAGACATCGCGTAACCCTTATGAGCCAATTCTTTACGTTTCTCTTCACTGTATTGTTTCTCGTATAGTTTGGCACCTTCATTGGACACTGAGCTCTCATTGAGTTCCTTGTTCATCCCATTGATGAATTTTCCCAACACTTCACTGAATGATTCCTTCACCACGTTGGATATCTCCCTTGGCTGTAACACATCATCTATGTTCTTGGCATCTATTTGTTTGTAGACCTCATCTATGATGTCATATATCTTGTATTTCATCTCAGTCTGTCTCAGGGTCTCATTTATGACATTTGACAGTTTAGACTTTATGTAATTTCTTTTCTGTGAAACTGTTGAACCCTCAGTCAGCATTGAACTCTTGCTCTCCAAGAAATCTTTGCCCTTGGTGCTTATGCCAAGATCTTCAGACCAATACTCGTTGAGTTCAGTCAGGAATGCAACCTGAGTCTTTTCATCCAAAGAATAGAAATCAACTATCTTATATGTTTCTAGAAGAGTGTTGTAGACCTGTTTAAAGGAACCCAACACTTTGGTCTCTTGGATAGCTTCAGACTCATTCAGTTTATTCTTATAGATGTCATTAAATTTTCTCATAATAGAGTTATTTTATTTTATATATTCATGTTGTTTTTTCACCAGTTTATAAAAATAATCAATTAATTATAGATTGTTTCACGGCGCATAATTTTCTGATATATTCATTACCAAAAGTAAGTCTATTACCATAACAAATAAAAGAGTTATAAACCTCTATTGGGCATCCTTCTAAAGAACTTAATAGATTATTTGCACAATTAAAATCACCCGTTGTATATTTAGGGCATCCTCTAAGTGAAGTTAATAAATTATGTTTACATGAAAAATATCCATTTAATATACGATTAAATTTTATATAATCAGGAAACTCTGTTAAATTTTTGTAATTTAAATTAACTTCATTTTTATGTACATCTATGCTATAATCATCATTTATCACATAATTCTCAACACCCATCTCATCCAACTAGTCTTTAATGATCTGTGTTTTTCCTATACCCATGGAGGATAAGGGATTTTTATTAACTCTCTCAAAGTTCATCTCATTGAGGCTCTCAAAAACTAATTTTTTCAATGTTATTGATTTTTATTTATATATCAAAATCATAACAATTGTTTATATCTTTTGTAAGGAAAACCACGATCCTTGTAGATCTGTTGGCGCGCCTTGGCATGTCTAAGTAAATAATTTATCTTCTGATACTTATTTGTCCCATACTCAAAATTGTCGATGAAATCTATGACATTGACCTTCTCTTTGCCCTCCATCAACCGCATGCCTCTGCCCAACATTTGGCGTATTATATTTTCACTCTTGTGGCTCTCAATTATGAATAGTGAAAACACATTTGATATATCGATCCCTTCCCCGAAGGTTCCTACTGATGCAACAATGATCACATCATTGTTCTTTTCCATCTGTTCCTTATAATAGTCTCTGTTCTTGTTATCTGTCGACCCATCTATATAATATATGGTTTTCTCTGAGTTTTCTCTCAACCAGTTGTACACCTTCCTACCATATTCATTTTTGATGTCTGAAAATAGGACCAACGAGTTCTTTGATGCTTTGTTTATGGTCTCACATACATATTTTAAACGTTTATCATTATCTCTGACTATATCTTTCTCCAGATTAAGCAGTTTGACTCCATCCTTCTCATCCGCCGAAACATTTCTTAAGTCATAGAGCTTCTTCTTCATGCCAACATCAAGATAATCCAATTCTATTCCTATGATATTTATCGGTGTTGCTTTTCCAGAAGATATCAGATCACATGATTTTATCTCATACACACATGGCCCAAGGTATGATTGTATGGTGAATGAGTTTAATGAACCCTCCTTTGGGAGTGTGCCTGTTAAACCCAATTTATACTTTGCATTTTGACAATTCACAAGTATTTTCTTAATTGAGTTATTTGCAGCATGATGCGTTTCATCAACTATCACCATATCAAAATCTCGGAAAAAAATTAGATCCTTTTTTGTTAGAGATTGATACGTACCAAATGTGATGTTTGTTGGTTTTACATCCTTGTCCTTTTTTGCTCCACTATATACGCAGACAGATTTCCAATTTGGTTTCTTGTTACACCTATCTTCATACTCATAGAATTTTTCCTCAGGTTGAGACACCAGGTTGATGTTAGGCGCTATGTATAAAAGTTTCTTAATGGTACCTCTACTAAACAGATACTTGAATATCATGAACGCCACGAGTGTCTTGCCACCAGATGTGGCGATCTCACTTGTGCACTTTCTATACTTCAATAATCTTATGCAAGCTTCTATCTGATAGTCTCTTGGTGTTAAATCCTCAGCTTCCTCAAAGTATGTGTTGACCCACTCTGTGAAACTTACATCATCAAAATCCTTATCATACAGATCCTCTATCCCATCTATATCAAGCGAGAAATGAAACTCCTTACATAGCTTCTGGACCTCGCGCCAGAGAGAAATCGGCACACGACTAAATTTACTATCAAAGAATGATATTTTGCCATCCCAATATGGGACCTTTCTTTTTATAATGTAATAGTTATCAACAAGTTTAGTGAATGAGTAGACCAACTGATCATACTCTAAAGAGGTACAATCTGTCAATATCAAAAAGTTCTTTGATGCATCCACTCTAAATTTCATCTCTTAACGTATAATTTTAAATTTTGATAATCTATGATGGCATTGTTATCATTCAAGAAATCAGATCCCATTATGCCAATTATATCTATGTTGTCTTCATTGAAGTATCTTGTTACATCTTCCAAGTCTGCACCCAACATTGAAATAAAGAAATCATCTATCTTATAATCATAGATAACGTAGATATCTTGGACCCCACCTATGCCTATATAATTTATCTTTTCTGATTTGATGTAACCAAACCCATATTTGTTACACTTGTTTATGTTTAACAGTGATCTGCTAGCACCGGTATCTATCAGCAAAAGACATGTCTTATCATTTAATGTGACGTTCACAAACAACATACGTTGCATACATATGATGTCTATCTGTTTCATGTCTTTCACGTAGATGTTGCTTGTCCTGGTGTAGGGTACACAAGAAACAGATAACATAAAAATCAAGATAACAATAATATGACGAGTCTTGATTAACATGCCTATTTCCCCCTGTTTATGTCCTCTATCTTTATCCTTGCTTGTATGCCGTATATCATATTATCTATAGTTTTGACTGTGCTCTCCATTGATTTTGCATGAACGTTAAGCAGTTCCCTCTTCTCAACGAGATCTTCAAGATCCACTAAGATCCTGTTGCTCTTCGTTGACTCGTTGGGATATCTTACCTTTGAGTTCAATGTGTAGTGAGCCCAGCGTTCATCGTACTTGTTTCTATATTTCTTATTTAACCCCACCAACAATGACAACAGATAGTGATAGTACTCAGATGCCTTCTGCCTCTCTGTGTATATCTCAGCCAATAGGTTTGTTAGATCAAAGACTTTTTTCAAAGAGAGCGACATCTCTTTGACCTTGTTCTTCCATTCCTGACGTTCCCTGAAGAACCTATCTTCCAGAGACTCCTTCTCCGGAACATCTGGGTTTATGTTAAAAAAGTCCTGGGACTGGTTTTCCATCGTTCTTCTTTTTGAATAGGTGTATAGTAGTTATACTGATCTTTTTCTTGATAGTTTTAAAATCAAAGCTAAAAAAACTACCATCATCAATGTCTATGTTGAACTTATGATCGATGCTTGTGGAAATCTTATTGTGTTTCATATAGTTTATATATTAGTGATTTTAGTGTAACCAACACCACCAACCATAGAGGTTGGACAGTGTGAAAGCGATCCATAATATGAACTGAGACCACTCCCTCTTCTTATAGGCCCAGAAGATCCAGAACACATTAGCTATGCACCATATTGGCCAACAATAGATGATGTGTTGGGCGTTGAGGATGACACCAGATAGTGAAAGGATAGAGGCAACCCAGGATAACAATTTAAGGTTAGTTTTCATATATCTTCAAATAATTCTTGTTTATAAATTCTTTTATATAATTTTTATTTTTTATGATATTTTTCACTACAGTTTCTTTATCTATGTTTATTTTATTATTATCAATGAAATCTCTTAATGTCTCTTCATCTTCAACACTTAGAACACAATATTTCTTCAATAAACTTATATAGTCTTCACTCTTAAATAATTTGTTGTTCTGAAACTTGGATATCTCAGTATTAAATTTAGGTGGTGTCTTTATGAACTTGCTCTTTGCAAAGACCTCTTTCCTAAAGAGTTTAATATTAGTTATTTTTTTATTAGATATCTGATTCATGATATGAAGCAAAGTGTTCATCCTTCCTATTATGTGTTCAGTACATTCTCCACCTTTAAAATCAGGCAAGAGGTTATAATCTTTGACATTGGCTATGACATAGAGATCGTTGTGTTTCCCATCAATCTCTCCACATAGAATTTCAAGGTGTTTCTCATCACTCTCATATAAAGAAATTATCTTGTTCATGTAATGAAGGCAGTCATTAAAAAAACTACGTAGCTTATCTTTGGTTATCTTGATATTTATATTCTTAAACTCTAAAATCTCATCTCCAAAATCATTTACAATCTTAACAACATAATACCATTCTTTATCCAGTATGTTAAGGTATTTATTGTAATATTTTTTATCATTAAGATCTATGTATTTAAAATATTCATCATTGTATTTTTCAAACTGCTTATTTATTTCTTTTACACCATTTAATAAAGTAACATTAAAAGTCTTACCGTCTTCATCTATCCATTTCATTGAAGTTATACGTATCAATCTAATGTTACGTAATTGTTCATACTCATAAACCAAATTTTCTATAGACAATTTTTGTTTTTTCATAATGATAATTTTTAAGTTAGTACTCACATTTGAACATAATTATACAATTGATGAAATTTGTTTCACTTTCATCTTATTAAAAATCAATATATTACTTATTTAAATATCTATAGCATCCAATGGGTCATCGCTGAAGTAATGATCCAAATTTGGAACATTGATGTTGTTCTGTTTCATCCAGATCATCAAATCATTGAGATCAAATTTTTTTCGTGGGGGTAGTCCATATTCCTTCTTGATCTTGCCCCAAAGAAACACACTATTTCCTTTATTTATTTCCTCAAATGTGTGTTTTATTCAAGTGATATCATCATAAAAGAAAAAATTCAGTTCGATATCAAATGGTATGCTCTTGTTCGCGCCCGTGTTTGATATTGCGTTAGAAAATAAGAAACTATCAAGTGGTCCTTCAAAACACGTGACACTTTTATTGAAACCTATCAAACATATGTTGAATATTTCAGACAATGAGTCTATCTCCTCGGGCACCACCCCACTGTTTCCCATCAGTTCATACAACTTGCTCAATTTGTAGGTCAAATATTTATTATCCCCCTTAAACATCCTACGTTGTGTGCCCAAGACTCTTCCGGTCTTTGTTAGGTTCAACACCAATAGATAATCTTTTTTGGGGTTGTATAAGAACTTGTTTGACTTGTACTGGAGTCTATCTATGAGATAACCATATATCTGGCTCTCTTTGACCTCAACCAACCCAAAGCATCTCTTTAGGTCCTCTCTGTCTATCGCATACCTCTCTATGTTATCAACATCCAAGAATATGGACAGATCATACTTCTGGTTCTGCTCATGACTAAAATCAACAAGGTTGTTCGATATGTAGTTTATGACACCGAGGTTGAGTTCCACCCTGAAGTCCTTGAAAAACTGATCTATCCTTTTGAACTCATTACAGTTATGACACTTGAAATAGTTCTTGAATTTGCCAGCTAGGATGAAGTTCCCACGTTTTTTAAAGTTACTGTGCGCACTGTCCCCACATACGGGACAACAGAAATTTAGTCTATCAACATACTTAAGTATCTTTTGCTTCTGATAGTTTCCAGAGAATCTTCTCTCCAATATGGGCTGTAACAGGGTGATCAAGGTGTCCCTATATTCATCAAAGCTTATGGATCTATCAATTGAATCAAAGAGGGAAGAGTCAAAGCTCAGACCCTCTTTGATGTCTATTTCCTGCAACATGTTTTAATCCTAAAGATTAGCGAGAGCGTCGTCTAAATCACCGCTCAATCCCACATCATCAAGGTTGGGAAGCGAGGGTAGTTCAAAATCCTCGCCCAAAGATGAGCTTGTGCCGCTGGTCAATTCATCCAATGAGATATCGGTGACGCTTATGTTAGATTGTGGCGCCTTGCCAGTCTTTGCGCCTGTTGGCGTTGATTGTTTGGACTGGTTAATCACAGATGAATAGTTGCTACTAACATTGGATTGACCGGTCACAGCATTTATGACGTGATTGACATAGTCAAAGATCTCCTGATCCCATTCCTTATAACCATATTTCTTAAGGTCTGGGGTGTTGGTCTTTAGATATTCAAGGACCATCTTCTTATCAGTCTTGTTGTTTATCTGCACCAGTTTTCCCTGTTCGTTTGGAATGCATAGGGTGATGACCTTGTCTATGAACTTTGATTGGTCATAGTTGTTAAAGCCTGCAACCTTTATGATCTTTAATTGGAAAAGCTTTCCGTTTAACAGATCGAATGGGTTGTGTGGGTCGCCAATGACTGGTTTTAGTTCGCTCATGATCTTTTCATGGATCTTCTGACCAAACCTCCACACCAAAAGTTTACCTTCCAACTCTTTGTTGTTTTCATCCTTGATGACTTGTATCACACAGGCAAAGTTATGACGACGGCTAAACACATCAGCTTGTTTTTGCATCGTAACAGACTCATTCTTCTTTAACTTGAAGTACATGTCCTGTAACGGCGATGGTTTGCCAATTGTCGATGGACAATCAACAAAGCGACCACGTTGTGTCACCGGATCAACCAACCAACACACCCACTTTTCAGTGATGGAATGGTTAGGGTCCTCCCACCAGGTCACAAAACGTATGATACTATCATAGATCTTGTTCTTACCCTTGTCGGCACTCGGTGAGTACTCATTCAGATTTTGGTTTGATTCCCCTGTGCTTATCTTGGGGTTAAATAGTGCATCTAAATCTTCACTTGAACCTAAACTTGTTACATTTTTTTCGTTTGCCATTTTTTGTTTCTCCTTTTAGATTTATTATTATTTTTATTAGTTTGTAAGAAAACTTATGAGGCGCCTCTTAGTAATTCTTATTCTAATTATATATCAACAAAAATCTAAAAAGATTTGACAAAATGTGTTAAATTTATGTTAAAAACATTATAAAATAAAAAGCCCAGATTTCTCTGAGCTTTTAAAAATATCCTTACATTAACATGATATGTGATCACTTTAACATTTCCAACCCCTGTCTATATCATCTGAGAAGTTTAACCTACTAAACTCTCTCCTATCTACAAGCTTTATCAACGCATCATTCAATGTGACAACAAAGCCCTCATGCATGGTTCTTTTGATGGTTCCATCCTTCATCTTGATGAATGTCTCAAACACGGTCACATTCTCATTGAGTTTATCAAGAAAAATCTTCTTCAACCTGACTATGTTCTTTGAGACATTCATCATGAATCTTATGATGTCTCTATTCAAATTTATCAGAGTGATCAGTTCCACCCATTCGTCCAGTGTCTTGTTCTTTCCATTCTCAGTCTTCTTTGAATAGTAATCTTTAAAGTATCTATCATGCATAAACTCATAGAAATCTTCAAGAATGAACTCATCAATATTTTCCTTGATTATATGGTTCTGATAGAGAGCCAATAGTTTGACCAACAATTTGTTTTTAACAATGAATACATATTCTTCACTACTCTTCAAAAAATCGGTGCACTCCAATAACTCTTCAAATAGATAATTGATGTGGTTGGTTTCATTCACTGTAAAATTGTGATCTAGGATCTCTATGGTTGGGTCCAGGCTCAATATATTATTATGTACCGCAGGAACATGCTTCTTGCTATGACTCATATGTAGATCATCAAAAGAATTCCCTTCATACTTGGTATGAAACACTACACCGATATCCTTACTATCACCATACTCTCTTAGAAAAACATCCTTTTCTAAAGCATATATGATGATGTTCGGTTGAAAGGTCACATATGTCTTATCATCAATCAACACCTCACATAGACCCTTATCATCAAACAAGAAATCCCCTTGCCATATCTCTCCCTGTGGTATATTTAACGCTGGCACATTCCGTAACAACAGCTTTAACTTATGACACATGTCTGGTTTGTCACCAAACACATAGTCTATATCCTCATCAGTGAAACACGTGATGGGTCTCTTGTTTAACATCGACTTTGTCGAGACCGCAAGGGGCAACGGAAAATCAGGACCAAAGTCACTAAAGCATGTGACTGCTGGAGAGCCGTCCATCTTTATAGATAATTTCATACCATCACAGATCTTACCATTATCAATGGACCGGAGAAGCAACTTGAATGTCTCATATGGATGTGTCAAAAATTCACCCTCATGTAAAAAGATAAGGTCCTCAATGTGATCAATATGCACGTTTAACTTCTTCATCTTATCGAATATCCTTTTACGGTTTTCCATCTCCAATAATCATCAAAATCTATGAGCCTATCCAACCCAGCTTCATTGTCCTGTGCATTTCCTTGGGAATAGACATAGGCCTCTTTGATTATGGGTTTGAGTTCCTGTGACTCTGAAAGAAGTCTCTTTAAGAAATCAAGCTTATATGTCTTTTCTTTAGAATCTACTTCTTCATTTATTTCTTTAAACTGTTTAAGAAATTCGTCCTCTGATATAACAATGTAATTATTCATCTTTTATTTTTTAGTGTAACCATTTCTCTTAAGATATACCATTTGTATAAGATATATAGATATCTATCTAATCTTCCTTTCTCAAAATCTTTCCTACCCATGTATAAAAGAATGGTCCACAAACGATATGCAAAAAATGATTTTAATTTTTTCTTCATATATTTATTTTTAATCTGTTACACATTCTTTTAAGATGTACCATATCTTCAACACCTTGTTCTCATCCATCCCAATGTAGTTTGTTTTAAAGTTGGTGATATCATCATCCAACACATCCTGTCTCAACACACTGGCTGATATATATTTGCCATTCTTATCATCAGTCCTTCCAACATAGACCATTGGACATATATCTATCGGCAACACGGTGAACCCTACACCATCTGGTACCTTATCATGATACTTTCCACCCTCCTGGTGTTGCTTACAGAAACGATCAACCCTCTCATAATCATCGTCCTTATCTGAGGATGCCAATGCATAGGTGCTTGGGTCTGCAGTCTCAACGTACTTGAAGGCTGTTAGAACTGGGGATGGATATATGACTCTCTCTATGGATATCCTATCGTTATCTCCCAACAGCATGGTTGCTATCCTGGATGAGACTTCTTGGGTCACACCATTCCTGACTCCTGGCCCTATGAGAAGCTTCACACACTTAACATCTGGTTGAGCAAGGTACTGATTAATCAGTTGGATGTGTCCAGACGTTAATGGTTTGAATGAACCAGGAAAAAGAACTATGATATCATTATTATTCATCTTTTATCTTTCTTTCTTAAGTCATATACATCGATCACTCCATTGTATTTAAGCAAGTCACTTAATGGGTATTTTATTATGTTTTTATACTCTTGGTTAACATCATGCACAACCCTACAGTTCACATCTATTATGATTGCATGGGTTTTGTTTGAACCATCACCAAAATTAAAATTTTTTGGAGAAAGTACACTACCATAAAAATACCCATTGATACCTTTGGCCTTCTTTAAATTGGTTATGCTTAGTATGTTTGGTCTGTGAAACCTCTCTTCTTTGAAACAACAAGACGTTGGGTTCAAAAGCCTGTTGTAGTTCTTGTTATGAAACATCCCGTGATATCTATAACCCTTCTTGTTCAAAAACTTAACAAATTCAGTAAACCATCTATCTTTAAACTCCAAAAAGTGAGGCACATCATCAAGTGACAATTCTAACAAACTTGCGATGACAGCTTGCATACAGTTTCCATGATTTGGATCAACTATTGTTTGATAAACACGCGTCATCTTTCATAATTTATTTCTGCTAATTTGATATTTTCATCTATCCCATCACAATAATCACCAACCTGATAATTTTTAATAGTATCGATAGCTTCTTTATATTTTGATAGTTTTAAACAAAAGTACCCTTCTGGATATCTGGCCAAATATCTACATGTCATTGTATTTTTTTCTCCATTATCACCAACTTTGCAAAATTTATGTATAATTTGAGATTTCCCTATCCCTAAAGAACCAAATGGATCACTGTGTTTTTTAAAATTAATCATGGAGTAAATTATGATGTCATCTTTCATCTATTATATTCATGGGTGTTAAATCTATGTTCTCATCTATGCCATCACAATAGTCACCTTTAAGTTCATAACTACCATGATTGGCGTAGTGTAAAAATTCTGCATGTTTTTCATTATTACATATTTTTAAACAAAAATAACCCTGTTTATTTCTATTCAACCATTTACAAGTAGTTATTTCTTGTCTACCATCTTTGCCAACCTTGCATATATCACTTAGTATATGATCTTTCCCTATCCCCAAGGAACCAAATGGATCACTGTGTTTTTTAAAATTAATCATGGAGTAAATATAAACAACAAAAGTTCAGATTTTCACCTGAACTTGTTAAATTGTCGTTAAATTTTCATGTTTATCTAAAACTGATTAAAATACTCATTTTTCATCACATCCAAATCTATGTCTCCATCATATCCATCTATCCTTCCCTTTTCAGTGAACTGCCAAATTTTCCACTCACTCCACCCACTTGGAAGCGTTGGTGTATAGTGTTCTGGATCATTTAAATATGAGGCCAACCACAGTGGATAATCACCAAATATGTGATCAGTGTTATCATCAATGAAACTACGATATGAATAGATTATGATGTCATGGCCATTCTTTTTCATCTCAGTGATGAATGTGTTGATGAACCTATCCATGTGATCCATTTTATTGTCCCATATATTATTATTGGAATATGCTTCTACATCTAACACAATTGGAAAATCACACTTTGGGAGTATCTTAAGATGATTTAACACATTTGTGATCTCTTGCTTAGCATCATCCTCGGGTATGTTCACGTTTCCCGGTTGCGCGAAATGATAATACCCAGTTTTGACACCCTGTTTCTGAGCCTCCAATATCCTAGCTTTGAGGTTATATACATCATCCTCACTGTAGTTTGTTCCCTCTGTGATCTTGATGAATGCAAACCTTATGCCTGCCGCATATACTTTGTTCCACGTAATATTTTTTTGGTACTTGGAACAATCCAGTCCGAGAACACACCCGAGTTCATTCAATCGTTTTGTTGAAATAGTTGAAACCATATTTTAATTTTTTTTAATTTTTACAATCTACCAATGTATCATTCTTAAACAAGCATTCTTCCTTAACCCTGCTCTTCCAATAGTAAAACCAGGCGCCATTTTTCTTTCCATTGGTATATGATCCACTTATCAAAAGATAACCATCTATGTCCCAATAGAAGTATTTTCCGTCCAACACTTTGTTTTTAAACGTAAACATTTCCATCTTCTTGCCATTGGCATAGTGTGAAATCTTGAACGAAAAATTTTGGGAACAACAACTCATCGAAATGAATAACAGGAATGTAACTAATAGGATTTTCACTTTATCCTATATATCTCCTACTTCATTCGAGAAACTTCCTTACATGCAAGCTTTCCTAGTTTTGATAACTGATAACCATCTTCTGTCTTCTCAACGAGTCCCAACTGTAAAAATATGTACATCGAACTTCCTGCTGCTTCCTTGGCATCCTCGATCGCATCAAGCACCTGAGTGTCTGTCAGGACCGGTGTGGCTTTGGTCTCTATCTTCTTGAGTATCCTTGCCTTTATTGAAGAATACAGTAACTCCTTTGTCATCATAGGCATCGTAAGATACTTATCAAATTCTCCAGCTTGTATCTTTTCATACATCTTGGCCAGAAACACGTTTTGGTTGGACCCCATATTATTATATTGTTAAATTGTTAAATTTTTATTTATATATCGTGATAAATGATGAAATCTGACATTTTTGTGACATTTAACATGATTTTAACATTCATCGGAAATTTTAACACACCTTTAACATGAGATGTGAAACTTTTCACTTTGCGTTCATATAATTAAGTACTTAAGGCTCAGCGATAAAATACTATAGGATCTAGATAGAAAGAAAACATTTTAATATCAAACACGCGTCAAGATGTCTGACATGTCTATGCCCAAAAAACCCTGAATGTTTTCAAGGTGACACCTGTTAAACATCTCATTCCACCCACTCGAGTTGTTTGTTTTCACCATGAAGTCTTCATCCTCTATGTGTTGTCTGTGTTTATATTCTCTTATGTCCACGGTTCCTTCAGAATCTATATATCTTTTCTTGAAGTGTATGACCACGTGTGTTGGAGCTTTGATGTTTCCCTCTCCTTTTTTTAACACCTCTTCATTGTTGAGAAACTTGTCCTCATTGTACGATTTGTAACAGAAGATGAATTTTGCCTTTTCATCCTTCAGACGATCATTCTTCTTTAACCATCTATACATGGCCAGTGCTGAAATCCCACATCCACCACAATTGATGTTTGGGATGCTGTTTAGAAATTGTTGTACATCTTTTAATCTTTTCATGTGATATCACATCTTAGGGTGTCATGAATGTTTGTATAGCTTATTTCTCAATTGGTTAAAGCATGTGTCACCCCATGTTCTCTCTGCTCTTATGCATCTTTTTTCATGAGGATGATTCACGTGGATATTGTCTAGGGTCTTGCCCATCTTTATGAGATCGTGATGTAGACTCACATATTCATCTGGGTCCAGTTTGAAGTGTTTATATTCATGTATCATCGTGGTGCACAACTCTCTCATGGATGTATTAGACCCACCAAAGATGATGATTGTGTTTGTCTTGTCATTATACCATCCACGAAGCCCATCCTCATAGTTCTTATCACTCATACCTGAGCTCTTGCAGAACCTCATCTTTGGAAAGGAAGTCTGGTGTTTTGACTTTCCAAATTTCTTTGTGCACCAATCTAATATGACCAACGCTTTATTTCTATCGATTTGAGCTTTCATGATGTAAATATAATCATTTTTTGTGAAAATGAAAAATAAATACGTTAATTATTTAAAAATAAATATGATTTATTGTGAATCAACTATTTATTCATTTCATATGTGCGTGATTTGCACTTAAATGAAAGACGATTGTGTGCTGATCTTGTTATCTTTGAACCCTTCACATCTCCAACTGCCACAAGTACATAACCCTCAATAAGTTGTTTTGGGTTGTTTCCAAACACGGTGTGCGTCTTATCCACCACATTGAACAGTTCATCAGGTGTCTCAGGAAGCGTAAAGCTATTATCGATGATGGGAACCATATCTAGACCCATCTCATTCATCATGATCATGAAATCATTATATTCGATGTACTTTTGTTTATCGATGTCAAATGCATTATAGAACCTGACGGTGTTCCCTTTTAGTTTATAGATGTTTCCTTGCACGCCTTCACCGACTATCTCACCCTGAAGACAGAAGTTACCAATGTGGTGCTCTTCTGAATGTTTTTTCATCTTGTTCTCAATGTCTAGAGCTCTTGCAACTCTCCATATCTTGTTATTCTCACTATCTTTAAGGTTCAACTTACGAGAACAACACCCAAACTCACCTTTCTTGAGATAGAATGTGACAGATGCTCCCTCCAACTTCTCTGACACAACATACATGAACTTCTTCAATTCATTCCATATGTCATTCAAGTTTTCTAGGCGTTCCTCGTCGCTGACCAAGATATTAATGTTCTGAAGTTCTCCCTTTGTGTCACCGCTCAGTGAAGATGTTTCAGGTTCAACATATTGTGTGACACCAAGGATATCAGTCACATCCATTCCCTCAAAGGTTATCAACAGGTTTTCTTCTATGAGTCTCTGTGTATGAATCGGGAGTATGGATAGAGGAAAACATATGCCCTGTGATATCTGACCAAATATGACTTTCGTCTTTATCCTAAACTTCGAAGCTCTAAGGAACTCAAACTGAGGAATGATGTTTAGCTTGGATATATCTTCCATCTTCTGTTTGATGACATCCTTCTCTTCCTGTGTCTTGGCTTTGGATAGTTGTTTATGAAGCTCATTCCATTCGATCTGTCTGTCCTCTGGAAGACCATCGTAGAGAACGGAGTCGACCTCAATGTAGATACAAAGATCGCCGGGTTTAAAGTCTCCCTTCTTTGTCACCACATGCCACCCACGTATGGTGGAGAGCTCAATGTTTTCAGCACCCTCGATTGGGTTCACTTCTAGAACCTTGGCGATGGTTGCCAATTTTCTAACATCTGCAGTTTCATTTATGTTTGTGATTTCATCCATGATGGTGAAGTTTGGTGTTAATCACTCACTAAAGTAATGAATGTAAAAAATCCAAAAATCGCAAACACAACCCTTGAGAACCCATTCCAATGTTGTGGATTGGTGCCCCAGTTACAGAAACTAAGGAACGCAAAACAAAGGATCATCACTGTGATAAATATCATCCCTTTCATCAATACATTTTTTAAATTTTTCATGATTGTTTATTTTAAAATTGTTACTGTTTTGTTTACCTTTGTATATAATCTGTCATCTACATTCACCCATACGTAGGGGTCATTGGGGTTTTCATGCCATTGATATGCTGAGTAAAAACAAAAGTTTTTTCGAAGCAGGTTTGATCTATGGGAAGCATGAAAACCATCATTCCCAAACCACGATGGATATTCTATGTTATAATCCACGTGTTCAAGTTTCATTGTGTTTCTGTATCCTCTTGATACCCATTCTTCTATACATAGGTTATGATATAACTTGAGTGTGTTTTCATACCCTTCCACATGTTCACAATTGGATGGTTGATGTATCCTTTGTAAGATTTACCAGATTTCGTAGGTTTGCCACGTAGTATGTTTAAGATTTGCAAAGCTTCAACGCGTTGTTTACCCAAACGTTTGTAGTCCAAACACTGTACCGATTTTTGTAGATCTGGATAGGGTAGAAAAGTTTGCATGTTATTTTAAAAATTAAACATTATTTCATTTAGATGTTTTAGACTGTTCTCTCTATTTGTCCAATTAAATTTTTTATTTAAAGCATCTTTGTATAGTTTCTTTATCACATTGCCTATGTCAATCCCGTTGATACCTGGTTTTATCTTGATGACATCATCTCCATTCACAGGTATGTCTCCCATCTTCACGGGTATGATACCATCTTTCATTAACTTTACAACCTCTTTGACCTCATCTGTGAGTATGACACAGTCTTTTATCAAAGGTGACATACCTAACAAACAAAATACATTATAATCAAATTTAGATCTATCATCTCTATACGTATATTTAAAATTTTCTAATGCTTCTAGACCCTTCTTAACAAGATAGTTTCCCTTGAGTGTTGTACCATAAAAGATGCTTGGCCGGGTATCACTATATGATCCAAGGATGTGATAGAAAGATAACCTATCTAAATTAACATAAACCTGTTTAAAAAGTTTGCTGATATCTATCT